GAACCGGGCCTCCTGCGCGGCGGCGGTGTCCATGGCCTGGGCGACGTGGCGCGATAGCGGGCCGACGGCCGGGTCCAAGCCCATGCGCTGCGATGGCGTGCGTTCATCCATCGACAGGCCCGAGGTGTCGAACTCTGGGCCGGGCATATCCACGCCGTCCGGGCGCTGCGGCGCTGCGCCGGCAGCGGTATCCCATTGCGGCGTGGCCGGCGTCGACTCGTAGTCAATGGTTGCGGCGCGCGCACGCTCCACCTCGGCAGGGTCTTCCAGGCTCAGGCCCGCGGTATCCACGTCGCGCGTGAAGTCCACTCCGCCCTCGCGCGGCGGAACGGCTCCCGGCGCGCTCTGCCAGTTGGGCGTATCCGGTGCGGCGACAGGTTCCGCTGCAGGCGCGTTCGGATCGACAGCGCCAGCCTCGGTCGTCCAGGTGCTGGTGGGGTCTGCAGCGCGTGCTGTTTCGGCCTTGACCTGCTCCTCCTGTTGTGCCCGGCGGCGCGCGCCGTCGACCGCGCCGACCGCGCCGCCCATCACCCCACCACCGATGCCGCCCATGGCGGCCGACAGCGCGGTGTCTTCAAGGTTCTCCGTCCTGGTTGGGTCCTTGAACGCGCCCCACTGCACGATGACATTCTGAGCGCCTTCGGTCGCGCCCTCCTTCAGCGCGCCTTTGCCAACTTCCTTGAGGATGGTCCCGGCCGCACCACCAGGCACGCCCTGGAGCACATTGAGCGCCTTGCCCATGCCCACGCGCTCCAAGGCCGTCGCAGGGATGGCTGCGGCCAGCGCACGGGCCTTGTCCTCCTGGCCGGACTCCTTCTGCTCCTGGCGGATGCCGCCGTATTCCTGAGTGAAGATAGGCAGCAGGCTACCCGCCACTCCGCCGATGGCGCCACCTGCAGCTGCACCAGCAGGGCCAACAACGCTGCCCAGCGCTGCACCAGCCTTCGCTCCCACGGCACCACCAGCAGCGGCTGCGGCAATCTGCGGCGCGAACTGGCCCACCGATTCCTTGACCGCCAGCCACGGACTGTCCACCAGGTCGCGCAGGCTGCGGATGCCCGCCGGGTTGCGGTCGATGATGCCCTGACCTGCGTCGTGCACCGCGCGCGTGACGGCATTGGGGCCCACCACATCCTCGGCAGCAGTCGCCGCAGTGGTGAGCATCTGCCCGCCTGTGCGTTTGATGGTGGGGATGAAGCCCGGGCTGGCCTGTGCAGGCTTGCCAAGAGCCTCCTCAAAGCTGAAGCCCCCGCTATCAGCCGCACGGCCAGACTGGGGTTTGTGGTTGGGGCCGATGGCCTCTTCGAAGGAGAAAGACTCGTTTGCCATCCCCGGACTGTTCACGCGCGCGCGCGAGCCGTCGAACCCTATGCGGGGACGTTCAACGAGAGTCCGTTTGCGAAAGATACGTAATTTGCGTACACTTTGACCCATGAAAGCCGTCTTTGTCGAGCTCCCTGCCTTCTCTCGTCATCGGGCCAGCTACTTGGATGATGACGGTTTCCGTGGCCTTCAGGACACGCTCATGAAGAACCCCGCGGCTGGTGACGTGATCGAAGGAACAGGTGGCCTACGGAAGCTTCGGCATGGCGATCCGCGCCGTGGGAAAGGCAAGCGTGGCGGCCTTCGGGTGATCTATTACTGGTGGGATGGCGGCCCGCAATTCTGGCTGTTCACCCTGTACGACAAGGACGAAATGTCCGATCTGACGCCGGATGAAAAGAAGGCACTGAAGAACCTATTGAAAGCAGAACTGGAGGCACGCCGATGAGCAAGCGCAATCTGTTCGCAGAACTATCCGAAGGCTTTGAAGCCCTGGCCGACGAACGCGCAGGCAAGAAGACCCTGCGCACCCATGAGGTGGAATCCAGGATTGCACCCGAGGTGACTGCCGCTGAGCTGCTCGCCCTGCGCGAGCGACTGCATCTGTCGCGCCCAGTGTTTGCGGGGTACCTTCGCACCAATCCACGCACGCTGGAAAACTGGGAGCAAGGCCGTGCCAAGCCCAATGCCCAGGCGGCAGTGCTTATTCGCTTGGTCGAGAAGTTTCCAGATACGGTGCAGCGGCTGGCAGCAGTCTGAAGTTTTCGCTGTCGAGCGAGATCAATGAGCTGACCCTCCTCCCACGTCGGTTTGAACAACCCACCTGAAAGACGCGCGTCGGTCAGGTTTCGCGCCGGCACTTTGTCCGGCTCTGCCTCCTGCAGCAGGCCACGATCAAAACCCGATCAAGAGATCGCTACGGGCGCACCGTGGCGGAAGTGGAATGCCAGGGTCAGGACGTGGCCAACGAGCAGGTGCGCTCAGGGTTGGCCTGGTACTACGTGCGGTATGGGAAAGGGTATGAGCGCCTGGGCGGGCTGGAGGCCGAAGCAAGAGACGCCCGGCGCGGGCTGTGGAGCGTGGAGGCTGTGGCGCCGTGGAACTGGAGAAAAATACAGGCACAGATCAAAAAGTAGGCAGCGCTCCTAAGTACCTACAAATGCCAAACTTTTTCGTGTTATCCACAGCTTTTTACACAGCCATTTGTGGACCATCTGTGTGCAATTTTTGTAACATTCTCATTTCGCTGCTATATTCGGCATCGAATCGCATGGCGCATAGCTAGCTCCCGGGATTCTGCAGACCAAAAAAAAGACCAACCCCTCGCGGGATGGTCTTCGATTTGGCTTCGTGTTGGCTGCAGTCCGGCAAGACATCAAGCAACCAACTTTTTGTTGTAGCGTCAGCGATTCTACTTTGTAGTTTCACCCATTGCAAATCGATTGCATGTAGGGAAACTACGGTGAGTTGCTACGCATAGGCCCAACCTACGAAAGGAATTGCCTATGCATCTCATCCCTCTGGCCTACGAAGGCCATCCCATCACCATCCGCGACGACGGGTGGTTCAATGCAACACAAGCTGCAGCAAAATGGGGCAAAGCCCCGGCAGAGTGGCTCCGACTTCCTGCGACCATCAGCTACATCGAAGCTTTCAAACGCAAATATGGGAATATCCCATATTCGGAAACTCGCCGCGGATCAGGTGGAGGCACCTGGCTCCACCCGAAGCTTGCCGTCTCGTTTGCGCGCTGGATCGATGACGATTTCGCCGTGTGGTGTGACGACAAAATCGACGAGATCATCCGTGCAGCAGCCGATGGCAATGGAGCAGAGTACCTGCCGACATACCACGCGCTACATCAACGTGTGGAGACTCTGGCCGCCAACAGCAGCAACAAGAAGTTCGTGCACGTCAACCTCAACAAGTTGATTAACAGCACGGTCGGCATCCAATCGGGAGAACGGCACGGACTGCCTCTGCCTCGCAAGTCGCTCTTGATCGTCGCGCAAGCAGCCGCTACCCAGGCGATGGAAGCAGCCAATGACCACCATGACGGCTACCAACTCGCCAAAGCAGCCATGGGAACCATCCGTCCGGTTGCTCAACAGTTGGCAGGACAAACCATCTTGAACCTGCGCTGACCCACGCCGCCCATTCACCAGCCCGCCCCGCGCGGGCTTTTTCCTTTTTGGCGCCCTGCTACATTCCGCCCATGCGCCACATCCTTCAGCCCATCCTGCTCGGCCTGCTCATCAGCACCGCAGTGATGGTGTGCCTCTATGCAGCGGCGCTCATGGGCTCCCACAGCGCGATCAACCTGCTCGTGAAGTTGACGATACAGCCTTTCAACCTCGCGGCCACCTTCATGGAGCCCCCAGCGCCGGATGACATTGCCGACGGGATGCGGGTATTGGATTTCATGCTCCTGGTCGCCTGGCTCCAGATCGGTCTGGCCTCGGCAGCACTACTGGCCGGAATGAAGGCAGTCATCAACGCATCCAGGAACTGAGCGCTCTGGGAACGCTTCAACCCTGAACAGGCCCTGCCGGGAAGACCTCCGTCGGCGGCTTACTTGAGCCAACTCAATGCAGCAGGTCGCGACCACTCGGTAGCATGGAAGCTCCTCAACAACCACGCAGAAAGGGCTGCTGCATGTCGCAACAAGACAACACCAACCGCGCCTACGATCTTGCTGACGAGTGGATCAGCATCATCTTGTCGACTGACCCGGAACTGCTGGTGGGAAAGGTGAACCCAACCATCAATCATGGGGACGGCAAGCCATCGGAATTCAACTTCGACAATGCTGTGCATCGCGCCAGAGCCCTTGCTGAGTTCCGCCAACAGCTCGGGAACGCCCTGGCTGCCCAGCACTTCACTCCGTTGCCACAATACACCGACAATTGATCCGTCTTTGCGATCACGCAATGGACGACATCGCCGTTCAGCGCATCGGTTGAAACTGCCCACCATCCCACCGCGCAGGCCCCCGTGCCGTCTGGTACACCTGCCCCTTGACCAGTGCGTCCTTGGACGATGGCACATCTGCCACAGCACTTGACTTCCCATCGACCAGCGCTGTCTCCCCGGTCATCTTGTTGTACCGCCACACGCTCCCCTGCGTAGTGCTGCCGTCCAGATTCTTGGTGGTTGGAGTGACCTGCAAACCCCATTCGTTCTGCGGCGCCTTCCCAGCCAGCGCCAAAAGACGATCGCGCGCACTGCGCTGCTGCTCCGGTGTCTTCGCGTTCTCGAGAGCCACCTGAGCGTTTTCTATTCGCTGTGCGGTGCGGTTCTGAAAACCAACGGCCTCGCGCTTGAGGCCAAACTCGTCACCCTCAAGGTTCAAGCGCTGCTGATCGATTGCGGTGCGCATGCCCAAACGCTGAGTTTCGCCAGCCTGCTGCATGCCCTCCCGCTGCAGGCCAGCGGCAACCGTGCGCTGCTGGTTCGGCTCTGCAAGGTAGCCATCGGACATAGCCTTGGACTGAGCCACAAGGGCCGCAGTTTCTGCCGTAGGTCGGCCCTTGCGATCCACGCTGCTGTCGATGTTCATTTGCAGGTTCCGCATGGCCCGCCCTTCGGCGGTGAACGGGTCTGCCAGGCGCTGCATGCGGGCGCCCACTGAGTTGTTCCGTGCGGCCTCATCTGCGTTGATGTTCTTTGCGCGCTGCACCTCAGCGTCATACTGGCTCATTCCAATGCGGGCCATGGACTGCGCCTGCGACTGGTCGGACATGCGCTGCAGAATCGCGTCGTTCTGGGCGCTGGGGCGGCCGGTGAAGCCTTCTGGCATGTTCATGCCGTTGGGGTCGTCGCTGTATTGCCCACGGCCATGGTTGAACACGCCGGGCACGACCTCGCGGGCTGTCGTTGTCGCAGTCTCGCCAGGTGCTTCCGGCTGTGGTTTGGGCTGATTCAGCTGATCAGACATGGGCGTGGTCTGCGTCCCAGCGGAAAGGCGCGTGTCGGTAGGGTTGGGGGATGCGGACGCTTCCGGCTTTTTCTGGAATGAATCGAAAAAGGAACGAGCGCCGCTATCCAGGCCCGATGCCAGCATCTGCGCACCGCTGCGACTGCCAGCGCTGTGCATCGCGCCCAGGGGCGCGCTGGGTTTGTCCGGTGCCGATGCAGCTTGAGCCGCGCTCTCGGCTGCCGCGCCCGCTGCAAGCGCCTCCTGAGTGCGTTGGGACTGTTCCTGCATCTGTTGCTGTGCCCATCCGTCCGCATCGAAACCGGTCCGACTCCGCTTGTACCGATCGGTGAGATTCACAACCCCTCCATCGGCGAAACGCGCCGGATGCGTCGGCCGGCCGCTGGGTTGGTGGGTCACGTTCACCAGGTCGCGCAGGCTCTTCACACCTACCTTGCGCACTGTGTCCGCAGGCAGGACAAACTCACCATCGGACAGGCGTGCTGGGATGGAATCGGAGGTGCCGGATCCTGGGCCGCGGACGTGGCCACCATCAGCAAGAGCCATCATGCGGCGGTGGAAGTCGGGGTGTTTTGTGGGCATGGGAATCTCTCTGTGGTGCTACCAATTGCAGTGCACGATGGGTGGCCGCCGGTCGCGCTGCTTGCGCTGCACGTTGGCATCAGGCCGCTCGCCGAAGGCCTGAACGAACAGACCCAGGGACACATCCGCCTTGTTGGGGTCGAATACTTCAGCGTCCTGCTTGAGGTAGGCCCGGTGCATCACCCAGTCCATCAGGCGCTCGTGAAAGCGCTCTGGCAGCTCTGGCTTTGCGGTGTCCACGTCCGCGCTCAGCGGTTTCAGCGCGCCACGGAACACGATGATGGATGCGGATTCGGCGACGGCAGGGGTTGGTACCAGGCGCACCTTGGGCGGCTGGGCGCCGCTGGCCTGTTCGAAGATGAAGCAGCGCGGCGTGCCAGAGCGAGATTCCCAGCCAGGGGATTCGTAGTCCAACTCTTCCACGCTGGTTTCATCCAGCGGCCTGCCGCGCAATGCCAGCCGCTTGACCTCGAACACGCTGGTGTGCAGGCTGTAGGTGTCCTGTCCAGGCACCAGCGCCAGAGGCATGGAGCGATCCTCGATGAGCTTGGACCGCTCGCAGGCCTCCTGTACCGCCTCGTTCAGGTAGGAGACGATTTCTTCTCCCGACCAGAACGGTGGAACGACGACATCGTGCACCGCGGCCCGGAATCGGGTGATGAAGTCTTCTACCTTCATGGCGATCAACCTGCCTTGGTGAGTTCCTCGAAGGCCGCATCAGCTTCTTCGCGCGTGACGCTGAAGCCCAACGCGGCCTTCAGGCGCAGCAGGTTGGGCTTGCCCTCGGCCGTGAAGTCGCCTTCGGTCTTGCCGTCCAGCATGCCCGTCAGCGCCGCAGAGATCGCGGCCTTGCGGACTTCAGGCGTCATGACAGAGGAAGTGGAGTTGTCGAAAGCCACAGCGCCGCGCGCGCTGGCCTCCTTGTGGAACATGGGGTCCAGCTCCACGCCCTCGGGGGGAACCGAAGCAGTGTGGCCCGTGGTGAGCGCAACATGGATGGGCTGGTCAGAAGGAGAACGGAATTTCATGATGGTGTCCTTGAAAAGAGCCCGGCAGCTGTGAGGCCGCCGGGCGAAGGGTCACGATGACCCGACCACTGAACAATGGGTGGATCAGCCCTGGCTGAAACAGGCCCGGCCGTCGACGTAGTAGCTGATCGTGATGCGGGCAGCGCCGGCAGTGGCAGCGGCACCGGTCTGGTCGATCAGTGCCTTCAGCGCCTCGGCCGCCGTGTGCTTGTAGCCCGTGAGGGTCAGCGCCGTGCGGCCGGCGGTCTTGAGGTCGATGGCCGATGCGGTGTAGCGGTCGTCATCGCCCGCATCGCCAAGCTTCAGCGTCGCCGTGGTGGCGCTGTTCCAGGCCGTCTTCACCACCACGTCGCCTCCGATCAGGACGGCATTACCGGGCAGGTCGAAGGCTTCTTCGGCGGTGCCGTAGGCGGTGGGGTCGGCATAGCCGATGTCGAGGTACGCCAAGATGGGTTCCTGGCGCATGGAGTTCTTCTTGATGGCCACGATGGGCTCCTTTCAACAGCAAGGGGAGGATGAAAGGACAGAGCCCGCAGGCCCCGTCCCTCGGGGGCGCTGCTTACTGCAGGTAGTGGTCGATAGTCAGCAGGCCGAAGTCTTCGTCGCTGCCGTCGTAGATCGAGGGGAAGACGGGCTTCTTGAAGCCGATCATTCGGTCGATGTTCAGACCGATCTTGCTGTCGTACTGGAACAGCTTCTCGACCCAGTGGCCGTCGCCGATGTCGGCGAAAGCCAGTGCCTGCGATCCGCAGAGCAGCGTGCGGGTACCGTTGACCAGGCCGCCGGAACCCCACTTCGAGCCGTTGGCCGCGCCCTTGGTGTTGTAGACCAGGTTGTGCTCGTGGATCACGGCGCCATCCACGGTCACGGTCGCGCCGGTGAACCAGGGAGAGTCGGTGCCGGCCCTGGCGGCCACAGCCACCACAGCGCGCTGGTAGGCCTCATCCTTCTTCAGCGCAGCCAGCGTGCCGGGGGCCACGAACATCACGTAGTACGGCTTGCCACCGGACATCAGTGGCTTGATGCGGCGCTCCTTCGCGTAGGCGATGGCGTCCACGATCATGTTGTACTTGGGCACATAGCCCGTGGTGATGCTGCCGGTGTTGGACACGGCCAGGGACGTGCCATCCCACATCAGCGAGCGCTTGGCCGAAGGCGCGGTGACATCAGCAGCGAACGTCAGTTCCGGGAAGACCGAGCCCACGCGAGGCGCACCGTTGTTCTTGAATGCGTAGCTGATGCCCGACATGGTCAGGAACCCCAACTCGTCGGTACGCTGCGCCAGCCAGAACGACAGCTTATCCTTGCCTTGGTAGCGGAAGTTGATGACGTTCTTCTGGTCATCGTACCGGCCCTTGTTCGTGGTGCCGTGGCTGATCTGGTCGATCTGGATGATCTGGCTGTGGGAGTCCATCGCCTCTTCCATGCCTTCGCGTTCATCGTCCCCACGCACGCCGTCACCGATCAGGTCGGCTACCAACTGGAACAGGCACTGGGTGCCAGCATTGGTTTCGGTGAGCTCCGTGATGCGGTGCACGACGCTGTTGCCCGTGTCGCTCATGAAGTTCTTGAGGAACATCTGGTCGCGTGCGGCCTTCCAAACCGTGCGGGACCAGTTGACTTTTTGAACCGGCGTCAGTTCGCCGAATGCAGTAAATGCCATGTCTTTCTCCAATAAGTAGCCCTATTTGTCGGGACATGACGCCGCCCATCTGCGGAAAACATGGCTGTTGAGGCGGCCAAGAGCGCCTGGCTGTTTAACGCCCACCAGAGGCGACACCCCGAGATGACGCTGGCAAGGTGAGTGAATCCTTGCCAGTCTTTCGGCCCTATGCGTTGCCGAGTGCCTTGTCCAAGTCTGACTTCGACAGCCCATCGATTTGTTCGTCGGTGAGCTTCGTGGTGCCATCGATCTTTGGCGCCACGGCACGGTTGCCCATGCCCGCCTGCACTGCCGCCGGCTGCAGAAGGGAGTGCGCTGCACCACGCTCATCTGCTGCCTTGAGGCGAGTGTCAGCGAGAGCGGCTTTGCCGGGCAAGTCCCTACTGGGGGCTCCTTCCGGAGCGAAACGCGGGGCGATGGAAGCGATTGCCTGAGCCAATGCGACGTGGCGCGGCACGCCCTTGGCGGTCTTGGCCAGCACCAAGTCCTCGATGAGCTCCAACGCTTCGGCACCCTCCTCCTGGTCCAGCCAGGGATAGGTCGCCAGCGCATTGGTCACCACATCCTGCGACTTGACCACGGCCTCCTGCTGCTGGGTGACCTGCTGGAATTCCTGCAGGGCGGCATCCTTGATGTGCTGGTTGATCTGCTTGCGCAGCGCCACGGCAGCCTTGGAGTCGCCATCCAGAAGTGCCTGGGTGTACTGCTCTTCCAGGGCGTCAACGTCCACCGGAGGGGGTGCCGGTACGGCGGGCGCGGCTGCGGTCGGTGCACCGCCGCCACCGTTCGCCGCGGCCAGCTGCGCACGCAGGGCCTCGACCTCAGACTCCAGCGCCTTGCGCTTGTCGTTCACCTCGTTGAAGCGCGCACGCGGGATGCCACTGCCGGGCTTGCCTGCCTCCTCTACCTCATCGCTGCCAGGATCAGCTGCGGTGGAAGGATCCTCGGCGGGCGCGGGGTCGGGACTGGGCGCGGCTGCATCGGCGGGATTGGCCGAAGCCTCGTCGGTCAGGTCGTTGCCCAGGTCCAGCACTTCCTCATCAGTGCCCCCGGTGCCGGGAGATCCATCCTCAGCAGGCTTCAAGTATCCGCTGTAGGGCAGCAGGCGACGCTTCAGTTCACGGATGTTCATGGTCTCGTTCTCCTTCAGGGTTGCAGGCCGTCGGCGGCCAGGGTTTCAATGCCATCGCTCGCGCCCACGGCGGGGCTGGCGGGGTTCATGGGGTCAGTGCTGCTCGGCAGCTCCACGGTGGGCAGACCGGCTGGCGCCTGGGGCACCATGGGCGCTGCATCGTGGTCGACAGCTCCGGCAGACCGCAATAGGCCATCGGCCAGCGCCGCTGTCTCCGGCACCTGGGCGATCGTCTGGGCTGTTTGGATCGCGCTGTACTGGCTCTTGACCTGCACGTCGGTCGCCTGCGCGGCGGTCTTGCGCGCCTGGGCATCCAGCAACCGCACGCGCGCCTCGACGGTGGGGTCGGGCGGCGGTTGATTGCCTGGCAGGGCGTCCAGAATCTCGTGCTTATCCGACAGGTTGGAGTAGCGCACCATCACCGGATCTGGGATCTGAACCCCAGCCTTGCGCATCTCCAGCGCCTGCTGGAACTGCGAGTTCTGGAACGTGACCTGCATCGGCTGCTCGGTGATCACCACGTCGTAGGTGCCGATGGTCACGTCGTTGATGTACCCGCCCGTGGCCGGGTCGAACTTGTTGATCTCCAGCAGTTCCTCCTTGGGCTTGCCAGTGCGCGGATCGGTTTCGGTGATTCGGAAGATGCGGTGCGTGTCGTAGTAGCGCTGGATGAGGCTGAGGATGCGCTTGGCCAAGAGCTGGCGTGTGTAGGCCAGGTTGTCCAGCGGTACGGCCAGCTGCTGCTGGCTGGCGAACTGCTTGGCCTGGATGGCGATGCCGGAGACCTCCGGGCCCTGCTGACCGCGCATCGCCTCGGGCACGGTCACATCCTTCAGCGCCTTGTCCGCGCGGTCGATCAAGTGCGTGACGCCAGTGGGCACCTGGTTGGGCTGGATCTTCTGTGGTGGCTTGGCCCCTTTCTTGTATTCGATCACCAGGCCGTTCTGAGCCCCTCGGACTTCAAGCTCCTGCATCGTCATGTTGGTGACGGAGTTCTCCTCCACCACCCAGCCGCTGTTCGCGCTGGAATTGACGATGTGCACCACCTGTGACACCGCCTTGTTCAGCACCTCCTGCGGGCCGATGGCGTTGTCGATCATCCCGACTGTCTTGCCACGGCGAAAGTAGGCGAAGTACGGCACCACGGTGAAGTGCTCGTAGGGGCTGAACTTGTCGTGAAGCGAGGCCGAGAACGTGGTGACGGTCCACTTGATGCGGCGGCGCATGCGCTTCGCACGCACCGCCCCTTTGTTCAGGGCGTCGGCCACGGAGTCGGCGGCCATGGTGGCTTCGACCTGCACGTCTCCGGTGCCGGGCCACACCAGGCACTCGGTCAACTCATAGACGAACCGCTGGCGGTCGATGATGCGATAGCGACTGAGCCCGTCTTCCTTGGTGGCGCACGCATCGGTGTAACCCCAGTCCTTGCGGGTGGCGAACTTGTTCCGATCCACCCCGTCTTCCAGGTCGCCAAAGTCGTGGCCCGCATCGTTGCTCGCCTCCGCACGCTTGCGGGCTTCCTTGCCGTAGATCTGCTCGATTTCGTCCAGCGTGAGCCATCGGGTGATGATCACGTCGCCCCACTTGTCCGGGTCGTAGCTCTTGGCATCGGGGTCTGGGATGACGTCCAGCGGGTCCAGCGTGCCCACCATGATCTCGCCCTTGATGTTTTCGTCGAAGGACATGCGCACATCGAAGTACCCGCGCTGCTGGATCAGGCCGTCGCTGAAAACCTGCGTCTCGTGCCAATGCAGAGCGCAGAGGTCAGCCACCTGCATGGCCACCTTCGACAGGATCGTGGCCTTGAACAAGTCTGAGTCTCCGCCGCGCGGCTTGAACGCAATGTCCATACGGTTGTGGATCTGGTACCCGATGGCGCTGTTCACGCTGGGCATGATCTGGTTGAACTCGTAGGCAGGTCTGCGAGCCCGCTCCAACGCAGCACGCTGCTCGGGCGTGAGTTGGCGTCCACCGCCGAGGTACATGTCCTCGCAGCGCGCTGCATGCGGAAGGTAGTCGACGTGACCACGGTCCTTGCCGTAGAGGTAGCGGGCCCAGTTCTCGTTGGCTGCGCCGTCTGCCAGGCTGGTGGGGTATGTGCTGTTCATGCTCATGCAGTCGCTTGGTCCCAGCGGTCGGAGCTTGAAGCTGTCAGGCGGTCCCGCCAGCTCTTGGCCCGAGGCTTGGGCTCTGGTTTGGGAATGTCGGCCGCAAAGGTCATGGCCACGGAATCGCCTTTGTCCGGGCTGCGGCCCAGCACCAGGCGGATATCGTCCTTGCTGCTGATCTGGATTGCGGCGCTGCGCCCCATGGTCACCACCTTGTAGCGGGGTGCCGTGAGGTCGCCGAGCAGCTCTTGGTCGGGCGGCAGTGCGATGGGATCAGGATTCGTCGGGTCCAACGCCTCGCGCAGTAACCAGTACATCTCCGCGCGTTTGTTGCGGAAATGGAGCTGCCCGGCCTTGTCCGTCAGGGCGCTGCCCTCGGACCCCACGACGGCGTGCACGTTCAGACCCAGACCCTTGATGAAGTCCAGGGCGCTGGAGCCGATGCCGATGGAGTCGATGCACACCACGGCGCCGTCGCGGATCAGCGGCACCACGAAGCCGGCGGCGGTCGGCCCATCCTTGGTGACCACGCCCGGGGCGGTGACAATCCTGTCGAACCACTGGCCGTGCCGGCGCGCGGCCGATGACTTGTCCTGGCCTCCCCGGGACGGATCGAAGCCCAGGGCGGTCATCGGGCCCTTGGTCTGCTTGTCCTCCCAGCGCGCCTGGGCGGCCTTCACCCAGTCCGTGGGGATCAGCTGCCACACTGGATCGGTGGTGCCAGCATTGAAGTCGCCGCGCAGCATCTGCGAGCGCAGCGGCTCTGGCAGCGCCTGAAGCGTGGCCTTGTATCCGGTGGTGGTCAGAAACAGGTTGTCGTCGACGCGCGAGGGAATGAAGGTCCGGCTCTTCGGCGTCATGAGTTCACCGCCCACCATGACCGGGGTCGCATCGTGCACCTCCTGGTCCTCGCCCTTCTCATTCGTCACATACCAGCGCAGCTCGCCCGGCTTGGCAGGGTTCGGGTGCTGCGGGTCCAGCCAGGCAGCCCAATACCGCTTTACCCACTCGCCCTCGGCGGTGGTGGGCGGATTGCCTGCGGCCACCACGCGCTGGCGCACCTTGGGGTTGTCGGTTCGCATCCAGCCGATCAGGGTGCGGAACTGAAGCTCCGTGAAGTGGGTGATTTCGTCGAAGCCCTTGAAGTCGTGCGGCCGGCCCTGGTACTTCATCCAGTCGTCGGGCTTCTGCACGCTACCCAGCTCCAGCACCTTCTTGCCTGGCAGGCGCCAGAGGTGGTCCTGTCCGTTGTACCCGAGCCGCGACCCGAGGATGGCCGT